ACAGACTTTGACAAGTCTAAATACTGCACATGAAACCTCTGCACAAGTTAATGAAGTAGTATATAATACACTCATAGCTTAAAGAGGACTTTATAATATGTAACGCCTTATAGGGTTACAACAATCTTGCTTAAAAAGGAGAGAAACTTATGAATCAAACATTAACTTTATTTGATCACTTTAATACATTAACCCCTTATGCTGTAGGCTTTGATCGTCTATTCGATCGGTTAGCTAACAACTCTAGGGTAACAACTTCATATCCACCTTATGATATTATAAAGGATGATGACTATAACTTTAAAATTGAAATGGCCCTTGCTGGTTTTAATAAGAAAGATATTGAAGTTGAAGTTACAGAGAATCTATTAACTGTAAAGTCTGTAAAAGAAAATACTCAGGATAATAAAAATATCTATAAAGGAATTTCGTATAGAAAGTTTACCCGCGAGTTTACAATTGCAGACGATATTGAAGTTAAAGATGCAAAGTTAGAAGATGGCCTTTTAACTATACAGCTGGAAAGAATTGTTCCAGATGAAAAGAAACCCAAACTTATTAAAATAAATTAGGAGGACAATATGGATCCGATTACATTCTCAGGCATCGTTAGTTTTGGCATCAAGCTAGTACTAGCCATAGGCCTAACAACAGAAGTTATAGTTCCAATCTTAACACCAATATTTGGTAGCTAAGATATGGATAAATACCGTAAGACAGCCGAGAAGAGGCTGGGAAATACAAAATCATACGGTAGTCATAAAATACACCCAGATGAATTAGCGCGACTTGCCCATGTTAAAGGGCACTTCGCAGCTAAAGAAAGAACTGAATTTTTTGACGAAGTATATGGAGAAGTTTTAATTGACTACTTCATAGAGTGGTTGAAGACAGATCCACACGAAACTAAATCTCGAGAGTTCCTCTACTCTTCTGCGATGGCACTGGGAAGTGTCAAAGAGAAAATGATAAGCTTCGAGATGTATGGGAAGAATATCCCACATATGATGGAGGACAATGATGAGCAGAATAATTGATTATTCACATTTAATAAATAATTTAAATGAAATGATAAATACTTTAGAATATGATTCGAGCAGAAGTGGTGGTAAAACAAAACTTAACTGTGATAAGTTACACTATATGTATGCTTTAAAAGAAAGATACTCTAAAGTAATAGAAAAGAATTCTAAAAAGTCTACCACAAAAAAGAAAGAGGTAAACTAATATGAGTGAAGATACCAAAGCAATACCAGATTCTACCCCGCCTAGGGATGACGCTGTAGCTACGGATGGTCGAACAGAAGAACAATTGCTGGCTGATATTGTTACTAATTCGGAATTTATTTCGGAGGAAGAACAGTCTCTACCCGTTGAGCAAGTACCTGAGATTGACCCAGATGAATCAGACCAAGAAGACCCAAAGGAATCTGATGAATCTGCAAACGAAGAAATTGAAGAAGGAGCTAATGAAGAAGAAGTAGGAAAGGAAGGTGAGGATGCTGACGATGAGTCCGCTACCCAAGATCCTGAATTATTTACTCCTGAAGACTTAGACTTAGAAGCGAAAGTGTCTTTAAAAATCGATGGACAAGATACAGAAGTTTCTTTTAATGATCTTATTAAAGGTTATTCTACTGAACAATCTCTATCCAAAAAGGGTCGCGAACTTGGTGACGCAAGGAAAAACTTTGAAGAAGATTATAATAAGAAGCTAGCTGAAGTACAGTCAATGTCGACGGCTTCGGTTGCTGTGTTATATAAGTCTGAGCAAGAGCATGCGAAAGAATTTCATGCTATTGAAAAGAAAATTGATGAAGCTCGTAAAGACGGTAATTCATATGATCTAACAGATCTTAAAGATAAACGAGAGCAAAAGCAAAAAGAATATTGGGAGGCTAGGAAAGGACGTGAGTCTCTTCAAAAAGTTGTAACAGAAAAGTCCCAGGAGCAAATGTCAAAAGCTTGGAATGAACAATTGAAAACTTTCGATGAAACAATTCCAACTTTAATTCCTGGATTTAATGAAACAATTGCTAAAGATATTCGTGAGTTTGCACTTAAAGAAGGAATTAATGAACAAGTATTAGATACTATTGTTGATCCTGCTATTGTAAAGTTTGTTAATGATTATCGTATTTTAAAACAAGGAATTAATAAAGGTTCTGCAAAAAGAAAAGCAGCACCCGCTAAAAAGATTCCTACTCGAAAGTCTAGGCCTGCCCAACAGAAAAAAGTTGATGCAGCTGAGGCTTTAAGAAAAAGAGCTTTGAGTAAAGATTCTTCAAAAGAAGATCAAGATGCTTTTCTAAAAAGTTATGCTGAGCGGTCACTATCTATTTAAATCTTAGGAGAATTAAGATATGACTACAATAATAGGTTCTCGCGGTACTGGTGGTCCTCAAGGTCCAGAGCGAGCAACAAGTGCTAACGTTTCTCAGAGAGAAGACTTAGCTAATTTTATAACTATGATTACAAGAGATGAAACACCTTTCATTTCTTCAGTCGGTAAAGCTAAAGCAACTGCTATTTATCATGAATGGCAAACAGATACACTAGAAGCTCCTGGAGATTCCAGAATTGCTGAAGGACAAGATTGGCTTGTTCCTGGGGCGGCTGATCCTACACCTTCTGCAGGTGCTAAGTTTCAAGTAGCAGGCCCGTTCAGAACTCGACTAGGTAACTATACACAAATCAATGGTAAAACTATTGCTGTGTCTGGAACTAGACGAGCTGTTGATCAAGCTGGTGTAGCTGACGAATATGCTTATCAGCTTAAGAAACGTGGAACAGAGCTACGTAGAGATTGTGAAGCAGATATGATTCACTCTTTTAATGTATCAGCTGCTGTAGGTGTGCAAGGTAACTCTGCAAGATCTGCAGGATCTTACCAAGCTTTTATCAACAATACATCTACAATTACTTTAGCCACTGCTGACTGGGCTGCTCCTGCAACTATGGGAGATGGCACAGGGATTATTAAATCCTCGGCAGATAGTACTAATCAACCTGATAAAGCTAGTCTTTCATTAGCTGATGTTGATTCTACTATGCAAAAGATTTATGAGCAAGGTGGTAAAGCTACTAAGATAATGATATCTCCAAAATTACGTAGAGATTTCTCTGATCTTATGGTAAGTGATACTGGCGTAGTTAGAAACATAGATGAGAAAGGTAAACTAAGACAATCAGTAGATGTTTATATGTCAGACTTTGGTGACATTATGGTTGTACCTAATTATATTATGGGTTTGGCTAAGAGTGTTCAGTTCACTAGAGTTAATGGAACTACTGATCTAGGTGCTACTACATCTATTAAAGATTTTTCTGCATTGATCTATGATCCAATGTGGTTTAATATGGCAACTTTAAGACCTCTACAAGAGGTTGACGTAGGTCAGAAGGGTGATTCAACTGTTGGTATGATGGTTGAAGAGCAGACTCTTGAAGTACGTAATCCATTAGGATGTGGAGCAATCTACGGTCTTAACTAAGGATTAGTTTAGGGAGAGGCTTTAATTAGTCTCTCCTTTTTATTGGAGAATAATCAATGGCATACAATATTAAAGATAAACTAAAACCAAAATTAAAAGAAGTTTTCTTGCCACCTAAGGGTGGGGGTTATATGATGATTAATGGTAAAAAAGTTTATACTGGAAGGAATTGGGGAAAGATGTATGTACCAACCTTGAAAAATACAGGCGGAAAGATTTCTAAGTATTATAAAGGTGGCGGCAACGTCATAACAGGGAGATAGCTATGTCTAAATCAATTAGACCCCCTGAAACTCTTAAGAGTGCACTTAATAGAGATGCAAATAAAAGAGCAAAAGAAATAAAAAAGACATTATCTAAAAGTTCTAAGAATCCTACAATGCATTCATATAGAGCTAATAAGTTTTCAAACTTTCTTGCTATGAAAGAAAAAGGTAAGAAGCATCCGGAATTAATGAACAAAGCCTTTCCAGGTTCTGTAGATAAATTAAA